GAATGCTATCGCACCAGAAAACATACCTCTCATATTAATTACATTACTGGTATTCCAACCTGAAATATCTCCATTAAATGCTGACGCACCAGTAAACATATATTGCATATTAGTTACATTACTGGTACTCCAACTGCTAATATCTTGATCAAATGCTGACGCACCAGAAAACATAGCTCTCATATTAATTACATTACTGGTATTCCAACCTGAAATATATCCATTAAATACTGACGCACCAGAAAACATACTATACATAGTAGTCACATTACTGGTATTCCAACTACTAATATCTTTATCAAATACTGACGCACCCCTAAACATACTATACATAGTAGTCACATTACTGGTATTCCAACTACTAATATCTTTATCAAATACTGACGCACCCCTAAACATCTCTACCATAGTAGTCACATTTCCCGTATCCCAACCTGAAATATCTCCATTAAATGCTACCGCACTATTAAACATAAGTCCCATATTAGTTACATTACTGGTATTCCATGTTAAAGGTTGACCTCCGTTGTTAAATGCTCGCGCAGCAGTAAACATATATTGCATATTAGTTACATTACTGGTATTCCAACCTGAAATATCTTGATCAAATACTGACGCATTAACAAACATATATTCCATATTAATGGTTCCAACAGGAATAGTAGATGGAACACTTGTTAATTTACTCGCATTATAAAACGCATACTCTAAAGTAATAGCTCCCGTTCCCCAACCCCAGTTATCATCTTGTGTGTTATTCGCAACGCTTGTAAGAAGTGCAACACCAGACCAGTTTTGAGCTCCAAACCCTGTGATTGTTCCACCGGTGAGCTGAACCTTGGCGGTAGCGCTTGTTGCTGTGTAAGTGTGGCTTATACTAGTGTCGGTAACTCCATCACCCCAATCCACCGAAAATGTCCCTGAACCTTGATAAGGTAAAGAAACATCCCCAATCGCAGTTGCGCCGTTGTCAAAAGTAAAGTCTAATGTGGGTGTGAAATTAAAGAAAGCGGATGTTGGAGTCTCCCCAAATCCGGCTGTACCAGTATAGGTGCTAATCATAGCCTGAGCATCAAGAAACATATTGCTATAATTATAGGTATTAGTAACACTGGTGGTATCCCAACCTCGAATATTTTGGTTAAATGCTGACGCTCCATAGAACATCTGTACCATATTAGTTACATTACTGGTATCCCAACCTGAAATATCTATATTGAAAACTGACGCAGATTCAAACATACCAAACATATTAGTTACATTACTGGTATCCCAATTACTAATATCTTCATTAAATACTGACGCACCAGCAAACATACCAAGCATATTAGTCACATTACTGGTATTCCATGTTAAAGCTTGACCTCCGTTGTTAAATGCTGACGCACCCCTAAACATATAATCCATATAAAGAACATTACTGGTATCCCAACCTGAAATATCTCCATTAAATGCTGACGCATTATTAAACATGTTTATCATATTACTGGTTCCAACAGGAATAGTAGATGGAACACTTGTTAATTTACTCGCATTATAAAACGGAAGATTGAAACTAATAGGTCCCGTTCCCCAACCCCAGTTATCATCTTCAGTGTTATTCGCAAGTTCCGTAAGAACTGCAACACCTGACCAGTTTTCAGCTCCAAACCCTGTGATTGTTCCACCGGTGAGTGTAACCTTGGCGGTAGCGCTTGTTGCTGTGGTGTAAGTGTGGGTTAAACTATTGTTGGTAACTCCATCACCCCAATCCACCGAAAATGTCAGCTGTGAACCTTGATAAGGTAAAGAAACAGCCCCAATTGCAGTTGTTCCGTTGTCAAAAGTGAAGTCTAATGTGGGTGTGAAATTAAAGAAAGCGGAAGTTGGAGTATTTCCAAATCCTGTTACACCAGTATAGGTGCTAATCATAGCCTGAGCACCAGTAAACATATTGCTATAAGTACTTACAGGACCACTAAGGGTATCCCAACCTCGAATATTTTGGTCAAATGCTGTAGCAAAATAAAACATAAATTGCATATCAGTTACATTACTGGTATTCCAACCTGAAATATCTCCATTAAATGCTGACGCACCTCTAAACATCTCTCCCATACTAGTCACCTTACTGGTATTCCAACTGCTAATATTTTGATCAAATGCTGACGCATTATTAAACATAGCATTCATATTATTGGTTCCAACAGGAATAGTAGATGGAACACTTGTTAATTTACTCGCATTATAAAACGCATACTCTAAAGTAATAGCTCCCGTTCCCCAACCCCAGTTATCATCTTGTGTGTTATTCTCAAGTTTCGTAAGAAGCTGAACACCAGACCAATTATATATTCCAACCCCTGTGATTGTTCCACCTGTGCGTGTAACCTTGGCCGTTGCGGTGCTGGCCGTGTAAGTGTGGGTTAAATTAGTATCAGTGGTTCCATCACCCCAGTCCACAGAAACAGCTACATCTGTTCCAGTTAAAGGTAAAGAAACTTGCCCAATTACATTTGTGCCGTTGTCAAAAGTGAAGTCTAAAGATGGATTAAAGTTAAAGAAATCGGCATTTGGAGTCGTTCCAAATCCGGTTATATCACCATAGGTCTGAATCATATTGCTCGCATTATAGAACATATTGCTATAAGTAGTTACATTAGTGGTATCCCAACCTCGAATATTTTGGTCAAATATTGTCGCATTATAGAACATAAAACTCATATCAGTTACATTACTGGTATTCAAACTGCTAATATCTTGGTTAAATACTGGATTACTAAAAAACATACTTTTCATATCAATCACATTACTGGTATCCCAACCTGAAATATCTTCATTGAAAACTGACGCACCACTAAATATAGAGTTCGTGTTATTAGTTCCAACGGGAATAGTAGATGGAACACTTGTTAATTTACTAGCACCACGAAACGCAGATTGTAAGCTAATAGATCCCGTTCCCCAACCCCAGTCATCATCTCCAGTATTATTCTCAAGTTTCGTAAGAAACTGAACACCAGACCAAGCCGCTGTGCCAAGGGCTGTAGCAAACCCTGTGATTGTTCCACCTGTTCGTGTAACCTTGGCGGTAGCGCTACTGGCCGAGTAAGTGTGGGTTAAACTAGTGTTGGTAACTCCATCACCCCAGTCCACAGAAAATGTTCCTGAACCTTGATAAGGTAAAGAAACATCCCCAATTGCAGTTGCGCCGTTGTCAAAAGTGAAGTCAAGAGACATCGTACATTAAGTATATATAAAAATATAAAAATATAACAATAATAAATGTTTAATTTTATGTATTAAAAAATAAAAGTATAAATATATATAAATAATTTATCTAAATATGGATGTAGATAAATTATTAAACGCCTTAGATAATGAAAATAATAGTCGTTTAATTAATATGGATACAACCCAAATAGAAAATATGAAAAGGGATATCCTAAAAGAATTAGAATTAAATGATGAAAATTATAATGATTATTTAAAAAAGCTAAAAGAATATATTTACATTGATGAGTTAAATGACTTAAAAGAAGGAGGATTTATAAGATGGATTCAATTAAATAATGATGATATATATTTAACCCAAGGAGGTATATTTTGTGAAACATTAATAACAGATGAAGGAATTAAACTAGTATGTAAAAATTTTGCTAGAAGACATTTTGAAATAATGATGGAAGATTGTCTAATATTTCAAAAATTATCAGGACAAGAATTAGTATTATTATCTGCGCTGGATTATTTGTCTGAAAAATAGTTTATTTGAATGGTTTGTAAATTAATCTTCTATGCCATAAATCTCCATAAGAAGGGACCTTGCTAAACCTTGTTAATTCTTGATAATAATTTGTACACATTTGTAAAATACGTTTTTTTTTATGAAAAATAAACTTATTATCTTTTCTGAGAATATGTTGCATATCAATATTACTTTTAATTCTATTTTTATTTTCTATGTTAACATTATCTATATATGAATATAATTTGTATCTAAGTAATACAGGACCTGTGGGACATAATTGATTTGCTCCATAATAATTAGTATTTACATTTACAATAATTTGACGGATACATGCTAATAAAATAGGATTATTTGGACTACAAACCATTAATGCGTTGTAAATATCTAGATTATTATTATCTAATACCCAATGTTCATTATTAATGACTTGATTAAAATTAAATCCATTAACACATTTATATTTAATATCTAAATATATTCCACCTGTTTTGTATAATACGCAATATCTCCATAAATCAGCTTTATAAGCCCCAGGTATTAATCTATCAAACGCATTTAATGTAGCACTATCATAATGTTCTTTAATAAACTCTCTACAATCATTATCATCAAAAAAATTATATGTAAAATCAGGATGATTATTTTTTATTTGATTTACTGACAATTCAATATTAGGTGGGAGTTTATGAGAATGCCATGTTTGATATATTATTTTTGGAATAGTTGCTAAATTAATATCAAATGGTGCAACATGTTTGTAATGAACATTATTCTCATTAGCAATAGTTTGTTTGTTTTGTATTTTATGTATTTTATATTTATTATGAGCAATATAATTTTGTATTTTATTTTCTCGTGTTCGTGTGTTTATATTTTTAGTAGATAACCTTAACCTTAATGAAAATTGATCCATTATATATATAAATTGTTATAATGTATATGCTATTTATACTAATTTTTAATATTATATAATTTTATGGATGGCCATCAAAAAATCATAGTATTTGATTTGGATGAAACATTAGGATATTTTACAGAATTAAATATTTTATGGAATATTTTAAAGGACTATGCTAAAACCCAAAGTTTAAATGTATCTAGTATATTTAATCAAAATTATTTTAATAAATTATTAGATTTATATCCTGAGTTTATGAGAAAATCTATATATTCTATATTACATTATGTTAAATATAAAAAAAAGAGCGATGAATGTTATAAAATATATATTTATACCAATAATCAATGTTTAGGTAACTGGGTTGATTTAATAAAAAATTATATAGAATATAAAATACATTTTAGTCTATTTGATGGTATAATTAAAGCATATAAAATAAAAAATAATATCATAGAGCCAAATCGTTCAACAAGTGAAAAAACATACGATGATTTTATAAAATGTATTGGAAATGCAGAAAATAATATTAAAATATGTATGATAGATGATACAAACTTTCCAATAAGAGAACATAAACAAGTAACATATATTAAAGTAGTTCCTTATATTCATACGATATCATTTATCTCTCTATTTAAAAGATTTACACATAGTGAATTATATACAATTTATAACAATGATAAAACACATTTTATAGATTATGTATTATCACGATTAAACAATAATATAATTAAATACAAAAAAAAACTATACATAGAAACGATTATAGATAATATTAATAGTAAACGTATTATGGTAAAAATACAAGATTTTTTTAATCCAAACAAAAGTAAAGGTTTAAATAAATATAATAAAACCCGAAAAATAAGACATTAAAAGGTGTTAAAAGGTGTTAAAATAATGCTATATTTTAGCATATTCATGAAACATATAATTTTTCAGGTAATAAATATATGTTCCTATAAATACAGCAAAGTATAGAGATTCTGAAAGAATAATTTAGGATGGTATTTGAATAGAAAAAATGATTTTGTATATTGAAATGTATAAAATAAAATAAAAATAAAAATAATTGATAGTTATAATTATATTATATTATATTAAATATATGAATAATAATTGTAAAACAACATCATCACAATTATCAAATGAATTAAATGAACGTATGTATGATAGGAATATTCCCTCCGGTCCTTTACAGCCTTATATAGATGTACGACCAGTTATGACAAAATATTCAATTATGCCAATAGTTGATCCACGTGCCCCAATTAAAAGTCCTATGGTTCAAATGCCTACTTACAATATTAAAAATACATTTAATCCAGGTAATACCCAATCTCCTTGGTCTGGATTTGCAACAAATATAAATACAGAATCAGAATTACGTAATCAAGTATTTGCTCTTCAAAAGTGTTCCCAAAGTAAATATGTTCCTTCTTCATCAAGTAGTTTGTATATAAATACAATCTCTCAACAAGATATTCTTGTTCAACCATTTCCAGAATTATTTAGAAAAGAAAAGTTTCAATCCTTTGATCCAAATTGTGAGAATGTAGGAAAAAATATTTTTAATAATTATACAAGAACGCAATTACGTGTTCCTCTAAACAAGTAAACATATTATATTTGTGTAATATATTGTGTAAAAAGAAAAATCTTTTTATACAATATGAGTAGAAAAACTAATAAAAATAAGTCGTCTGATAATAAAAAAACTCGAAAAAATAGTAATGGAAAATTGATGTGTAGTCCAAATCCTTACAAAAACAATTTTAGTTGTTTTACGAATAATACTCTATTTAAGATGAAAAATAAATGGAATATGCGTCATCCAGATTCAAAAATAAGATCCATGAACCCGAAAAAAATATGGGATGAATTAAAAAGTAAAATGTCAGGAACTTGTTACCAAGAATCTTGTTGGCTAAAAGAAAGTTTTTCAGGTGGTGAATTAAAATATGAATTAAATAAAACATTTGCCCCTGAGGCACCTCGTAGTTGGAACTTAAATCCAACCGAATGGTTATCTAGTGAAGATATTATAAATGTTATGCAACAATATGAAAAAAGTTATAAATGTTTTAATTTTTTAGGACCTTCACCAATTGATTATGACTCACATAAGGCGTATGGAGAATGTGTATGGGAAGAATTATGTCATTTTAATTTACAAGAACAACTTGATAATAATATAAATAAAATAGGTATAATTTTTAATTTAGATCCACATTATAAAGGGGGTTCACATTGGGTATCTATGTTTATAAATATAAAAAAAGGATGGATAATGTATTTTGATAGTGGTGGTGATGCCATTCCTGAACAATTAATGAAGTTTGTTAACAAAGTAGTTTCTCAGGGTGTTCAATTAAAAAAATCAATACATTTCAAGTTTGATCAAAATTATCCGAAAGAACACCAAAAATATGATACAGAATGTGGGATGTATTCTTTGTATTTTATTATTTATATGTTAAAAGATAAGCATACTAAAGAATATTTTAAAACACACACTATACCAGATAAAAAAATGGAAGAATTTAGAAAAATATTTTTTAATGAAAAATTATAAAATAATATATATACGATAGCGTAAATATATAAAGTTTTTTTTTGTTGTCTAGTATAGAATGTTTAATGATAATACTAATTTTAATTCCAAAGATAATATAAGTTTATTATGGGAATTAATAATTGAAAATGATCAAATAAAATATGTAATACAAGATACTAGTAATAAACGTAAAATGTATGAATATTATATTAATACATTAAATAATTTTAATATTAGTTCTATAAATACTAATAATTTATTAGAAATAAATAAATCATTTATTTCTCATTTTATGCGTAGTTTGAAAAAACATATACCAAGTAAAAAAATAAATATATCAAAAGCAGAGGCGACAGATGTATCATTAAAAAATAAGGTTATAACTATAGAAGAATTACATAATAAAAGGTTAGATGAGTTTGAATTAAATGTAAAGAAAAAACAAGAAGAGTTTAATGAAATAAATAAAGTAAATATACCGGAACAACCAAATTTTAGCGAAAAAATAGATGAACCAATAACAGAAAAAATGGAGGATTTAGTATCTAAAGTCATTGCTGATAGGAACTTAATAGAAAATACTATTGATCACTCACCACAAATATTACTATCACAAATTACACCAGATTCAAACTCTTCAGATGAAACATTATTTAATAAAAGTGAAAAAAAAGTATCATGGGGAGAAAACGAAGAATATGATAATATAAATATAATAAATATCATAAGAGATATTAATAGAATTAATGGCCGTATTGAGAAAATGGAAGATATGTTATCTGAGATACATAGTAAAATAGTTACAAATAAACCAATAAACCCTATAACTATTGTTATTAGTGATAAAGAAATAGACAATATTATAGATGATGATGTATGTGAGGTCGCGTTATAATATATAATAACATTATTTAAATATATAATGTTATTGTTTAACATGGCATATGATAATAAAAATACAGATACTTTAAGTGATAATAAGTGGTTTTCTAAGGGTTATCCTTCAAATCCATCTTGGGGATGGAATAAAGCATCCCCTAAGAAATCGCTATATGATATTAATATGGCACACACAGCTAATAGTTTTATGTTGAATTTAGTTGAATTAGTGCATTGGGCTCCAATTATTCCAGCATTTTTAATGAGTCAATCTATATTTAATAATAGTGATGAATGGAATGATTATTTTGATAATGATAAAACAAGAACACTTATATTCCTTCTTTCTCCGATAATTTCTTTTTTTGGTGGACTTCCTGGTATTATGATGCATACATATGAAGGTTGGCAAGTCGCCCCTTTTGATAGTCCATTAAGAGGGAAATTAGAGAATACAAATGTAATTGTTTCTGATAAGAATAATCAGTGGTTAAGAATAGTTGCTTATTTTTTTATTTTTAATATGCAGTATATTGGATTACAATCATTTTCATATGCTGTATTGGGTCCAACATATTTTGGTGGTTATATAAAGTTTTTATCTATATTAGGTTTTTTTATTTCTTACTTAGGTAATCAAAATTATAAGGCTACTTTTTATTTTAAACTGCCTAAAACAGCAGGTGGGTCCGTATTTCCATTAGCCTGGACTACACTTATTCCATTTATATTATCAGCATCATTAAATCTTTATGCGTTTTCAGATCTAGGAAAACTAGCATTTCCTGATAACTTTGGAAATTATAGTATATTTAATTCATTAACACCACCAATATTAGTTGCGCTGGGAGGTGCTATTGAAGGTTTATTTGCGGAAACAATATTTGATCAAAAAATACACGCGTTTGCTGTAATTCTTTTTAACGCTGGTTTTTGGTTGCAACTTAATATGATAACAAAAGCTACTGATATTTTGTGTAGGTATTAAAGATAAAAATTATATTAAAGATAAAAATGATATTAAAGATAAAAATAATATTGTATTATAATGAAATATTTTGTTCGATATGGATTCAATAATGATTCAATAGATATTACATCAACTATCATGGAAAAACTAGTAAAAGATAGATATTATGAAATACCTAAGTTAGATGATGTTACAAGAGGTAGAACATATGGAGATCCTAAGTATGGTGTTGAAAAATGTATATATTTAACTTCAGATGAAGGACATTTGTTTGTTATAAAAAAATCTGAGTTTGCGTACATAGATACCCAAGATGAAATATTGTATTTAAATGAAAAACCAGATGATATAGAGTAAAAAATAAAAAATAAAAAATTAACTTAATTATAATAATATTATAATTTCAACGCCTATGGTGTAGTGGTAACATGTTTCCCTTCCAAGGAAGAGCCCCGGATTCGATTTCCGGTGGGCGTATCTTTATAAAAAATCATAATTTATTATGATTTTTTACATACAAAAATAAATATTTATACATCAATCATTTTAACTTCACCATCATCGGTGGTTTCTATATATCCAACAAGTCGTGGTTCGATATTAGGATTTTCTAATGCTTGATAATAACTTTCAATATCATATAATTTAGCACGTTTAGGTGTTATTTGTCTGTATATATATTTATCACCTCGTATTTCAACTTCTTCTAAGTCATCCCACACAGCCTTTTCCTTTTTTTGTTGGTTTGTGTAATTAGTTACTTCTTTTTTGTAATTGGGTGTATAAGAATATGTGTAAGGAGAAGGTTCACCAAACTGAAGACAATTTATTTGTTCTATTCCCCCTCGTTTAGAGTATACAGCACAATCAATAGCAGTTTCTTTAATAGCCTTTGTTAATTTTGTAGTAACTTGTTGTTTTATTGTAGATATTTCATATAATGCTTCATCACTTGTTAAGGGTTGATCAGTAGTTTTGCCAGTATCTTTCGCTACTAAATCTAAAGCATCATCACTAGTTTTTTGTTCATTTGTAAATGTCATTAAATATATAAAAACTTCAACAGTTTGTAAAGATTCTGGAAGATTTTTATGACTACAAATACGTCTAGCTCTTCCAATAACTTGTTCTACTCTAACTGGATGCCAATATGGTTCCATAATATGCACATAACGAGTATTTCTTAAATTAATTCCTTCTGAACCAGATGCTGTAATCATTAAAACTTTTATTATTTCTCCCATATTGTTGTTATTTGCTATTTCTTTTAATTGATTAGTAATAGGTAAATTAGGATCCCAATCACCATTATAAATATTACGAATCATTTCTTTTTCTTCAGCACTTTCGGTTCCAGTATATAATGCGTAGGTAGGTTTTCCTCTATTAGCATCACTAATATTTAATACCCAATTACCTGTGTTATTTTTTTTAATTTTAAATTGAGTAAATCCATGATAATCAAGAACCATTTTAAAAATAGCTAATCCTTCCAACGTTCTGAACTGACTATAAATTAAATGCAAGCCAATATGTTCTGGATCAATAATATTTTCTAATATAGCTAAATATTTTGGACTATATTTTTCAAGTCCTTGATTACTTAGTATGTCCTGTTTATTTTCCTTAATATATTCTAATGCTTGTTGAATACGTTGTTGATAATTTATATCACCCATAGTATCTAATACTTCATCACCTTCCTGTTGATTATTACCATCTTTTTCCACCAAATCATTTGTTCCTTTTTTCTTTACTTCTTTAATAGCATTTTTATAAAGTGATTCAAATTGTTGTTCGTTTGCTACGTCTTCTTCATTTGGTAAAGGTCTTCCAGGAGGCCTAGGCATAACAAAATTACAAAATAATCTAGAAAATATTCTATATGTAGATGTAGGCTCTGTATAAATATCTTCTTTATTTTGGTTAGATTGTTTTTTTTGTTTTACTTGTTTTTCTTCTTTTCTTTCTGTTTTACGTGCCGATTCATAAATAGCAAATTGATAATTACTCATAGGTATTTTAATAACATGAAGATCAGATAATATATTATAACGAGGTAATAAACCTTCTTGCGCACTTCTAAAATAAGATGTAAGTCCTATAATACGACGTTTAAATAATTCAACATTATGTAAATCTCCTATATTGGGATTTTCTATATTCGAAGAAATAAACATGCTAGTAAAATCTTCTAATTTATCAGGTAAACATTTAAATAATTTAATTCGTATTTTAGGTATATTTACATTAATATTATTATCTTTTAAAATACTTAATATACGTTTCTCAAAATCATTATCATCCAATAATCCTTTATTATATTCATTATCACTAGAATGATTAGTTACTCCTACATATCCATCTTTTTTAGAATATTTACTTTCAAATCCATAAGGATTACGTGTAATAGACAATATTTTATCTTTTGTATAATTAACATAATCTAAATATCTATTTTTAGATAATATATTTTCTAATCGTTCTTTCATTTTAGAATGACTATCTGACGTTTCAATAGGTAATTCCCATGTTTTAATAAATCCTCTTAAAATATTAAATAAAATAGCTATTTCATTTGGATAATTAATAATAGGTGTTCCAGTTAATAATACTATGCGACAATTTGTTGCGCTTAATAACATTTCATATAAAATAAGAGATAGCGCATATGGGTATTTTTCTTTATTTCCACGTTCGTCATATACAATATCCTTTTCCTTTGATAGTTTGTTTACAATTCTGCTAATAAAGTTGTGTGCTTCATCAATAATAACAATAGTATTATCAAATATATTTGTTTCAAAATTATCGCTTAAGTTTTTTAATTTTTCACGTCTTAATCCATTATATTTAATGAATTGATATTTAGATTCGATCATCTTATCTAATTGATCATCTAAAGAATTAATTTCATTAGCGTTTAATGTATCATAATTATTTTCTTTTTTATAATTTACTAACCATGCCCCCTTTTTTCTTTTGATGTATTCAATAGGTAGGTTTAATATACTGGATAAAGTATCTAGTGCTTCAGGATTAGTTTTTAATGATATCCATTCCCAATGTTGTTGTTTTTTATAAAGACTATCCCCGCATTTTTTTAGTTCTTCCATATAATTTCTTTCTAATGATGCTGGTAATAATACCATAACTTTTTTCGTGCTTTTCATTCCTTCAGCAATAGCAATAGATGTGCATGTTTTACCAGAACCTAGACCATGGTAAAGTAATAATCCTCTATAAGGTGAATATAAGTTTAAATAATCTCTCACTATTTTTTGGTGAGTAAGTAAAGAAAACTCTGTAGTATTTTTACCAATATCATCACACGTAATAATATTCTTATCATCAAGTATTTCTTTCCTATAAGGTTTAAATAAAGAATTAATAAAATTAACAAATATTTCACGATTATTCATAATGTAACTAGCAACTTTAATGTTAACCTTTGGTTGTTTAGGTGGTAATTGTGTAACAACATTTCTATTATTTAATTGAATCCATTCTTCAACAGGTAATGTTGAAATACCCTTCTGTGGTTTTGTTGTTTTACGTTTAGATTGTGATGATGGACCATCATAATCATTTTTTAATTCTATTTTTTTCTTCATTTTTTTCATTTTTGGTAAAATATTTGTAGTAATAGTAGGAACTATATTATCAGTTGTTGCTTGTTTATTAATACGAGCATATAATTCATCTCTATTAAATCCTTTTGACAATTCATGTTCATCAATTAACATAAATGATGAATCACCAGACTCATCTTTAGATGATTTAGGAAGATAAATCTTAAATTCAGTAAACTCACTTAAAGTTGGTTTTTTCTTTGCTTTACTAATTAAACTTTCTAAAGGATTCATATACTTATATTATATTTATATAAAACTTTATATTGAATATGCGTTAATTTTATTAAGGGCTTCATTACATGCGATTTGTTCGGCCTTTCGTTTAATTTTATGTTGTCCTTCTCCAAGGAATATAAATACTTTATCATTTTGCTCTATATATTCATTAATACTTTTAAAAGTTTTTAATTGGTCAATATGTAATGCTTCTTTATAATGAACACTATGAATTGGTTGTCCAACACATAAATAAACTCCCATTTTATACCCTAAATCTAGGTCATGTTCAATTTCAATATAATATGGGGTTACCTTAAATTCTTTTTGTAATTTAACCTGAAGAATATTTTTATAATTATCATCATTTTGAATTAATGATGTCCAATCAATATGCTTTTCAAATATATTTTCAATAAATTTTTGTGCGATTTGGAAGCCTGGACCAGTAACAAATATATTAGTAAACCATCCATCATCATCTTTTATATTTATTTTATTAAAATCCAAAAACAATGCTCCTAAAAATGCTTCAAATAAACATCCTAATTTTTTATGATTTACTCTAATTTTCTTTTCTTCAGCATGTTTTGATAATATTAACCATTTATGTAATCTCATTTCATAAGCAATTTTACCAATTGCTTCATTTTTTACTATCGCAATTTTCTTTTCTGTCATAAATCCTTCATTTTCTTTAGGAAAACGTCGGTATAGATAATATTTAGTAATTAATTCTAATACTCCATCTCCCAAAAACTCTAATCGTTCATTTGATTTTGATTTTAAATGCATACAATCATTAGGGCGTTCTACTATTGTAATATTTTGATTAAGATTTTCAATATGAGGACGTTTAGTATAAGAACGATGTACAAACGCACGTTTGTATAATTCTAAATTATTAACTTGTCCTGGAACACCATATTTTGTAAGAATAGATTGAACTTCATTCAATGTAATCTCAATATTTAGTGAATTATATGGGTCAAATATTAAACCTTCTTCTTCTTTTGTAATATCATCATCATGTAATATAGCTTTATCATCTATAAAATCGTCCATATGTATATAAATATATATTGTTATATTTAAGCACATTTAAAATATTATTTTCATAAAAAATAATATTTAGGTTATATATAATCATGGTGTTAATGTCTGCCGGAAAAGCTGCCCGAAACCAATCCGTTATTATAAACAGAACTGTCCAAAGTGGTGGAAGTGTTGGTGGAAACAAAAAAACAGGCGCTGCCTCTTCTGCTTACTGGTCTAATGGAAATACTCCTTTACCCACTAACTTTCCTGTATGCTTATGCGATACATCTGTTAAGTTTGCTATGGCAGTAACTACTCGTGCCCCCTTCCAACGTCGTAGAAATGGTGCTAATGTCGGTCGTGGTATGTTATAAAAAAGTTTTATCTTATATAAGTATTTAAGAATAATACAATATTATGTTTATTATATTATTTTAAAATGAAAATAAAATTAGATTATCGTGAAAAAGAGTTAATTAGTCTATGTCAACGTAATTTAGAAATAGTGCAAAATTACAAAAATATAGAAATAGTTGTAGAGAATTTACCATTAGGAGATATAATTTTAGAAGAAAATGATATTTCTTTAATAATTATTGAGAGAAAAACTTTAGCAGATTTAGGTTCTAGTATTAAAGATGGTAGATATGAAGAACAATCTTATAGGTTGGGAGGTTTAGATCATCATAATCATAATATTATTTATTTAATTGAAGGAGACCTTAATAAATATAATGCATTTAGAGATAGATATGATAAAACCACTATTTATTCAGCTATGTTTTCAATAAATTATCATAAAGGATTTTCATTAATGCGAAGTATGACGATACAAGAAACAGCCAATATCATTTGTAATATGGCATATAAGTTAAACAAAGCTGATGCTAATAAGAAAAAAGGATTTTATATGTCGAATATAGTTGTTAATACTGATGATAAAGAAAAGGACATAATTAAAAATGAGAATGAGACTGAGAATGAGAATGAGAATGAGAATGAGGGTAGTTTAAGTATACCATCTAAGGATACAAATTATTGCAACGTGATAAAAAAAAATAAAAAAGACAATATAACACCAGATAATATAGGAGAAATTATGCTATGTCAAATACCAAGTATTAGTTCTACGACAGCAAAAGCTATTCTTTTATCATTTAGTAGTATAGGAGAATTAATTAAATGCGTTAAAGAAGACAACTCATGTTTAAATAATATTACTTATAATGATTCTAAAGGAAAACCTCGCAAAATTACTAAAACATCTATAGCTAATATTATAAAATATTTAGCTATTAGTTAATAGGTTTATATATATATATTTTAGGTATTTATATATATAAATGGATAACGATATGTTGAGAATAATTGGTTTGATAGTAGTAATAGGATATATTATTTATTTAATTCTTGGTGCTGTTAAAATACAAACTAATGTATTAGAAGGATTAGTTGGTTCTATGAATGGGGAAGGTGGGTCCTCCGAGAAATATCTAAGTTCTCTTAATGAAGAAATAATTAAATTACAAGATACATTATTAATAGATAAGTATAGAGATCAATATGATTCTGTTACGAAAAGTTTAGATGAATATTTAACATTAATGATGCTAAAGAAATCTTTACATATTGATCCCCAAGCAGATGAAAAGAAAAATATGCAGTCATTTACTGATTTAAATAATCTTTACCAAGCCAAAGTTGCCGTTGAACAATTAAAACATGATATGGAAAACAATTTATAATAATATTTACACAATAAATGAAAAATGTGAATATTATTTATTCTACTCTATCTGAATTGCTACATTATTTCCTTTATATTTTCCAGCTTTAACATTTTCACGAGTATATTCTACACCTCCCCAATTACTATCCATCGCATTATCACTATATAATAGACTTTCTTGTTTTTCATTTATTTTATCTAAAGGTGTTTTTTTTCCAATATAGAATGAACTAGGATCATAAGCAGGAGGCATATTTTGATTAAAAGGAGGAAAATCATTTTCAGCATTTATTAATGGGATATGTTGATTATAATTAGGATCTGCTAAAGGTAAATGCATTGGAGTTGTTGTACTAGATGTATTTGAACTAGAACTAGAACTAGAACTAGAACTAGAAGATGTATTTAATGGTGGCAATCCACCTTGAGGTTCCGTAGGAGAAGTTTGAACTTTATATACTTCATCGCCTTGAGCATCATAAGAATGTTGTAAAAATAATACAGGACAATTAATACCTTGACTACGTTGCCATGTTACAAAATCTACATATTGTTCTAGGTTTTCAAATATAAGAGGGTTTACCCCTGGAACATTTGCTAATTCGGTATTTTGAAGGTATATTTTACAACCTTTTTGAATTAATAAATTAGGACATTTTTTCTTTTTATTACCAGTAAATAGTTCTTTTTGTTCATTTGATGTTGTGCAGTAACAAAAATACATTCCCAAAATAAATATAATTATTAGTATTATAATTGTTGTCATAATTTTGTATATATTAAAGTAATAAAATATTTATTTCTTTAATTATATTATGAATATGAATATGAATATGATAGATATAGGATATCCTTCATTAAATACTGATAAAGATACTGAAAACATTAATTTATTAAACAAAATGATTGATGATGGTAAAAATGTATTTTTATTTATATTTTGGGATAAATGCGGACCTTGTCATGAAACTATTCCTAAATGGAAGGCTATTAAAAAATATAATAAAGATGATATAATTGCTTTAGTAAATAAAGATTATTTTAATGAATTAAAAAATGTAGGTGTTGAACCTATGGGATTTCCTACTTTACGATATATCAATAACACTCCAACAGGATTAACAATAGAAGAATATAATGATTCTTCGTTTAAAGGTGATAAAGATAGAAGTGTTGAATCATTTACTAATTGGATTCATCATCATCATGGAAATAAAAAAAGTGTAAAAGGAGGTGACGCAAATCCTGAGAGAAGAACTTTACTTCCTAATCTCCCAGATAGACCAATTAATCGACCTCGTGCTCGTGATCGAATTATACGTAATATTAATAGACCATCAACACCTGAAATGATAGCTCGAATGCAAGCTAATAGAAGAAGCAACTCACAAAATGGTGGTAAAAGAAAAACAAAAAAGAATAAAACAAGTAGAAAATCTAAAAAAAAATCCAGAAGAAAGACACGCAAGTATCATCGTAAAAAAAAATAATATAAATTAGATGGTAACTCTATTTTTATAAAAATTGAAGAAAATAGAGTTAAATAAATAAATGTAAATATTAAAATGAGCAAATCATTTCGTTTAGTTGATTTTAACATATATAATGAATCTGTTACATGTGATAGTAGTGAAAGTAGTAGTGATGACGAAACTAATAAGAAACTCTCAAGTAACAATAGTAAATTTATAATTCAGATGTTTGGACTAGATGAAAAAGGGGATACCGCATCTATAATAGTAAATGATTATAAACCATTCTTTTATGTGAAAGTTGAAGATTTGTGGGTAGAATACACAAAAAATCAGTTTTTAAAGGAAATAAAAAAGGAAGTAGGAAACTATTACGCAAATGCGATATCAGATTGTAAATTTATTGAACGTCAAAAATTATATGGATTTGATGGTGGAAAAAAACATAAATTTATTTTATTACAATTTGAAAATATTCAAACTTTTAACAGAGTTAAAAATATATGGTATAACAAGGGAAAACTAATTCCAGGTGGGTATACATATGCCGAAACATCGACTTATATATATGAATGCAATATTCCTCCTTTATTAAGATTCTTCCATATTAAAGATATAAGCCCTTCTGGATGGATTTCGATTACTTCAAATAAATCTTTAATTAAATCTGTGAATAAAAAAACAACATGTGTTTACGAAATAGAGATAAGCAAAAAATCACTAATACCATTAAATGATAAAGAGGATAGAGTTCCATATAAGATAATGAGTATGGATATTGAAGCTAGTAGTAGTCATGGTGATTTTCCTGTTCCTAAGAAGTCATATAAAAAGTTAGCAACTAATATAATAGAATTTTTAGAAAAATTGGAAGCAGGTTCAGAAGATTCTTATAAACATCATATTATAAATATATTACTTACAGCATTTGGATATAATCCAACTACTTCAAACGAATATATTTCTATTGATTTGGTTTATCCTAAAAAGGTTCCTTCATCAAAAGAAGATGTAACAAAAATGATTAATAAATGGATAGGATTAATAATTGAAGAAAATAGTGATAATACTAGTGAAAAAAATGATTATAGTATAGAATCCCAATTTGAGAAGATGAGTAAATATGCTGATGAAGATGATGGTGATCAGAACGTTGGAAAAACTAAATCAAAATTAGAACTTACAAAAGATACAACAATTATAAATATATTAACTGATAAGAGTTTGAGTCGAGATACTAAACTAGATATATTAAATGATTCATTAACTAGACAAGACACATCTCCTTTTCCTACTTTAGAAGGTGACAAAGTAACATTTATAGGTTCGACCTGTTTAAAATATGGAGAAAAAGAACCTTATTTTAATCATTGTATAGTGTTGGGAAGTTGTGAAACGCCCAAAGGAGATAATATTGAAATAGAATGTTATGATACTGAACGCGAGGTGTTATTAGCTTGGAAGAGACTAGTAAATAGGGCGAATCCTGATATTATCACCGGATATAATATATTTGGTTTTGATTATAATTTCATGTTTCAGCGTGCCGAAGAAAATAATTGTGTAGAAGAATTTTTAAAAATGTCAAGAAACAAGGATGAAATATGTGGATCAGAGATTTCCTTTAAAATAGGTGATAGAATTATCTGGAAATCTAAAGAGGGTAAGATTATAAGTACTAACAGAGATTTTACTTATAATATTCAATTAACAAAAAATAGAAAAGAGTTTGAAAATATAAGTGAAAAGGATATTCAACATAAGGGGAGGGTTGAAAAAAGATATAAACTAGAAGAAAGTGCTATTGTATTAGCAAGTGGACAGCATGATTTAAAATATATTAAAATGAACGGACGTATTCAGATAGATTTATATAATCATTTTCGACGGGAAGAGAACCTTACATCATACAAATTAGATTACGTAGCGGGGCATTTTATAGGTGATGTAGTTAAATCATTAAGCAAGACCAAGACATCAACTACTATTAATAGTGGCAATCTTACAGGTTTATTGGTAGGAAGTTATGTTCATTTTGAAGAGATCGGACATTCCACAGATAATTACGATAATGGTAGTAAGTTCATGGTGAAAAAGATTAATAAAGAGGATAAATCTTTTGTAATTAAAGGAGTAATAAATCCTGATATGAATAAAAAAGTAAGATGGGGTTTAGCTAAAGATGATGTAACACCAAAAGATATTTTTAGACTAACAAATGGTAGTTCTAAAGATAGAGGTATAATTGCGAAATATTGTATTCAAGATTGTAACCTGGTCCATTATCTAATGAATAAAGTAGATGTATTAACAGGAATGATAGAGATGTCTAAGATTTGTAGTGTTCCTATAAGTTTCCTTGTATTACGAGGACAAGGAATTAAACTAACGAGTTATGTGGCAAAAAAATGTCGAGAAAAAAATACATTAATGCCTGTAATAGAAAAAATGGATTCAGATGATGGATATGAAGGTGCTATTGTTCTTCCTCCAAAAACTGATTTATATATGGATAATCCGGTTGCTTGTGTAGATTATGCTTCTTTGTATCCCTCATCTATGCTTAGTGAAAATCTATCTCATGATAGTAAGGTGTGGAGTAAAGAATATAATCTAAAAAATGTATTAATTGCTGAAACAGGAGAACTAGATGAAGATGGGAATTATCTATATGATAATTTACCAAGTTATGAATATGTTAATGTTACATATGACACATTTAAATATGTAAGAAAAAATCCAAGTGCAGCCGCTGAAAAAATAAAATGTGGATACAAGATTTGTAGATTTGCCCAATTTCCAAATGGAACTAGAGCAATTATGCCTTCTATTTTAGAAGAATTATTAAAAGCCAGAAAATCAACACGGAAGTTAATTCCGCAACAAAGCGATGAGTTCATGAAAAATGTCTTAGATAAGAGACAATTAGCATATAAATTAACAGCTAATTCTTTGTATGGACAATGTGGAGCAAAAACAAGCACATTTTATGAAAAGGATGTTGCAGCATCTACTACAGCAACAGGTAGGTTATTGCTAACTTACGCTAAACGCGTCATAGAAGAAGCTTATGGTAATAGAGTATGTAACACAAGTAAATATGGAGATGTAGTTACAAAAGCAGAATATATATACGGAGATACAGATTCAGTATTCTTTACATTTAATCTAGAAACAACAGACGGACAACCTATTCGAGGTCAAAAAGCATTAGAAATTACAATTGAATTGGCTCAGGAAGCTGGTCATTTAGCGTCCCAATGTTTAAAAGGACCACATGATTTAGAATATGAAAAGACGTTCATGCCCTTTTGTTTATTATCCAAAAAAAGATATGTTGGAATGCTTTATGAATTAGATCCTAATAAAGGAAAACGTAAGGAAATGGGTATTGTTCTAAAACGTCGCGATAATGCTCCTATAGTGAAAGATATCTATGGTGGGATTATTGATATATTAATGAAACAACAAGATATAAAAATGGCTATGGACTTTTTAAATACATCCTTACAAAATATTGTGAATGAAAAATATCCAATGGATAAATTAATTATAACGAAGTCGTTAAGGTCTGGATATAAAAATCCTCAACAAATCGCTCATAAGGTATTGGCAGATAGAATAACCGCACGAGATCCTGGAAACAAACCTAATGCCGGAGATAGAATCCCATTTGTATATATTCATAATATAAATAAGAAGGCGCTTCAAGGAGATAAAATAGAGATTCCTAGTTATATTGTAGAAAATAATATCAAAATAGACTACTCCTTTTATATAACAAATCAAATTATGAAACCAGTTCAACAATTATTTGCGCTTGTATTAGAAAAAATCTGGGAAATGCAAAATAAAAAATCTAAATTGTTAAAGTTTAAACGAGAAATAGAAGCATTACGTAAAACAACGCCATCGGATAAATTAGATGATAAATTAGAATCACTTAGGAATAAAGAAATTAAAGTATTACTATTTGACAAATACATAAGAATGACAACTAATGTAAAAGAAGGTAATCATGAAATAACATCATTCTTTAAATATTGATTGAAAATAATACAAAAATATCTAATATTTATATAGTAAAATTATATGATTAATATGATTAATATGATAAAGGAAACATATTCATATTTAAGTAAAAATTGTATATCCGATTTAAATGATAATGATAATGATAATGATAATGATAATGATAATGATAATGATAATGATAATGATAATGATAATGATAATGATAATGATAATGATAATGATAATGATAATGATAATGATAATGATAATGATA